TCATGATGCAATCGTATTCGCCGAAAATGGGCAACCAATCACAAGAGCAACTATTAAAAATGATGTCAAACGAGCAAATTCTTATCAGCGATAAGATGCTAAAATTGGAGGTAGAAAACAGAGAGATGTTTTCACGCTACCACAAACTCAGAAGGGCATTTAATGAACTTTTAGAAGTTCACGATGAACTAAGGTCAAGGGCAGGGCTTGACTATTCCGACAAATACGATTGGTGTGAGAAAGCCGGACTGCTTGATGATGTAGAATAAAGGGTAATAAAAAAAGGGGCTTTTTAGACCCCTTTCTTATTTGGACACCACTCCAACAATCAAATAATTGAGATGTTATTTTCCCTTACGAGAGGCGATGTTGGCAAACATTGCTTTTCTGCTATCATCTTTCTTGGAAGGTCTTACACAATTTTTGAGGTTTTTACCTGCAAAAGAAGTTTCTTTTACTTTTAATTCCTTACCATACTTAGAACAAACAGATTCAGAAGGTCTACCCGAACGGGCTTTTGATTTTGCCAATGGGGCTGCTTTTGCCCTTTTGTACGCTGCCTCAGAAGTTCTTTTACCGGTAGAAGTATTAAAGAAGTAAGGCTTCTCGTTTTTGTCTTTGCGTTTTACGATGCTCATATGTCTTATTTATTAAAATGCGTTGAATTGGCGTTTACCGCTTTCTTTGTCAACCTTGAAAGTACCTGATTGATTTTTTGCAATTTTGATAGTTGCTTTGAAAACTTTGGTATTTAACTTTTTGTAATCTAAGTCAATGTCTTTGTAAACGGCACGTAATTGACTAACTGAAATACCATAAGAAATGCACATAATGGCATTGAAAATGTTAATAGCAGCATATACGTTTGGATGTTCTTTGAAATACATTATCAATTCGTATTCATTCTCAAATCTTTCTTGGAAGATTTCAAACGCATCTTTTGTTTGGATTTCTTTTTTGAAAACCTCTTTATCTCTTGGACTTCCTGCTCTTTGTTTGAAAGCAGAATCAATCCAACGATAACCTTTCATTGCTAATTGTGCATCGGTAGCCATAATAGTTCAAATATAGTAAATTAAAGTTGTTCAAATCTATAACGACCACCCTTTTTGACAACTATCAAATCCGGCAACAAACCCTTTTTGTTGAAAACGCTGTATTCTTTGTCATTTTTTGGTTCTAAATAAAACGTAGTGCTATAAAAGTAATTGTTGATTAATTTGGTCATACTTTCCAAAGATGGAGAAGTAGCAATCAACTTACCCTTTTTCACCCCCTTAATCCCAACGTCACAGGTATTCAAAGCAATGGCAATTTTTTGCTTACGGGGTATGAATGTTTTTTTAGCATAAAGTTTCTTGAACTCCTTGCTTAAACAAGCACGTTGTGAGGGTGTGGTTGAGCCGATGAATACTGACATTATTTTTTGCTGTAATAGATTTTCCACAAACGCAAGGCGTGTTTTTCTCTATCTTTTGCACTTGCTTCGTCACCACTTCTGCGGAACGCTCTCATACTTCTTTCAGTATGTGCAATTTCACCTTCAATGTATTCTTTGCTCTTGTTATCGTAAAATTTCGCATTGAACTTATCAGTTCCTTTTATTGCACCTAATAATGTAGCCATAGTTCAAATATAATCAATTCCAAAGTATTTTGTTGGCGTAGTACCCTGCTGTTCCTTTTCGGTTAATATCTCTCCAATGTCTTGCCCTGTACAATCTCCGCCTATCGTTAGCATAATCAAGACCATTCCTTCGTATATAGCCGTCATAATCCAAATAACCGGTAGCCCCAATTTCAGAAATCTTCCTTCCATTCCTGTAAACGTCTAACTTCTTCCTCAAGTTGGACGATGGGACTATCATCACCCCAAGTTTTTGGGCGTTCATTAGTTGTCTTTTTGTCGGTTTGTATGCCATAAAGTTGCTGCAAAGTTATTGTTTTAGATTTTGCAGGTTTCTTTTTGTAAAAATTCATTAACTATAAATTACGTCTTTTAGTTCAATGAAATAGTTTTTACCTGTTTTTCTATAATTGTACAAACTATGAACGTAATCTTTTGCACTTCTTTCTTCGGCTCTACGAACTTTGACAACTTTGATTTTTTCATATTCTGCCAATCCGCTTTTTTCATTAATATCACCTACTTCATATACGTTGTAAATGTATTGAGGTTGCTTTTTAGCAACGCCTGAAATTCCGCCTATAAATATATTGCTCATACTACAAATATAAACTTTTTTCTATTGCTGAGAATATCTCATAAGCCACTTGTGGAACTATGGCGTTTCCGTATGCTTTTACACTTTCTTTTCGCCAATTAGAAAAGGTAATTCCGTCCAATTTGTCGGAAATCCCATCATCTCCGCTACAAATGGGGGGTTCAGATGGGAACGAGTCCCAAGTATGTGATTTATTTCCGAACTCAAATCGTCCCCTTTCCATTTCTCCGTTCTCCAACTTGTATTTTTGCAAGACGCTGTTGGTGTTGGTAACATTCCCGATTCCACAACATCCCTCAATTTCACACCCCACCTGATTCCCTCCTTGTTCGTTCTGTAATAATTCCCATTCTCCATTTGCACATCTTTCACACAACCTCCTTCCACATCTGCCGTTCTTGGCGTAGGCAATAAACCAAACTCTATCCCTTCTGTGTGGTGCGTTTTTGGCACAAGATGGAATAATAAACGGCTGAACTTCGTACCCTTCAGTTTCCAAGTCAAGGCACACCTGTTGGAATACCAATCCCCCGTCAATATTTGTAATACCAAAGACATTTTCTGCAATGACAAATTGCGGTTTAATCTCTTGTATTGCTCGTAACATCTCACCCCATAAATAGCGTTCATCCTCCTTGCCTTTTCTTTTTCCAGCGGTGCTGAACGGCTGACAAGGAAATCCACCCGTGAGAACATCAATTGTGTTTGCATATTTTTTGAAATTTGTTTTTGTTATATCGCTAAATGATTCTGATTGTGGAAAGTGATATTTTAATACTTTTTGACCAAATTCGTTCCACTCACAATGAAATACATTCTCCCATCCCATCCACTCGGCTGCGAGGTCAAACCCTCCAATACCTGAAAATAAACTTCCGTGCCTCATAGTAATTTGGTTTGTCCTTGCTTGTCTGCAATTACTTCTGATTTTGCAGCCGGTTTGCGTTTGTTAAAAAAGAATCTGACAATCTGTAAACGTTCATTCTGCTCCCAATCATTTGTGTAGTAATTTTTCATCCATTCGTGTTTAATAATTAGGTTCATCAAATCGTTGGGGCAATTATCTCTAAGGTGTCGGAGTTGGTCGGCTGTGTACTCAATCTTTGAAATCTTGGAACGCTTTTTTGGCAATGTGTTTTCCAAGTTCTCTGCCGCTTTGCCCTGTGCTAAATTCATATCTTTTAGTTTCATCGTTCTTTATCATATCAACAATTACTTTGTCTTGTATACGACTGACTGAGAAGTTTTCAACCTTTTCGTATTTGTATTTGTAGTTCAAACTTATCAACAAGTTTTCCACTTTTTCAATTTTGCTCTTTGGTGTCGTTGGTTTCATAAAAACACCATCTACCCAATAAAAAATGAAATCGTTGCCCAAAATCCATTTAATGTCCTGCATCAGATAGTTAATTTCATCAATCAGAAAAAAGAAAATCTGTGCCGTTGGCTCTCTGTATGGTTTGAAATCAATGCACTTGCCACCACTATAAAAATACTTTACGTGAGAGGTTGCCAACATCCCCACAGAAGTCAAACGTTCCATCTTGGGAAGTTTCAGCAAGTAATTGAAGGTCTTTTTGGTTATTAGCCCATTGTTAAAAAGGCAATATGCGTAAGCACTTGACAAATCAATGTTCAAACAAGTGTCGTATTTTATATTGTCAATTTTTGGGTGTGCATCGTAGTTCTTTTTCTGATAGGTGGATTTCATAATCTCTTGCCCTATCTCTGAGGTCTTGCAGTCCTTTTTAACCATCTGAGAGGCACAAAAAACCCTATTTTGAAAGTTGTTAAGCATCAATTTAATTGTGCCTAATGAGTGTTCTATCGTTGTGGTGTAAGTGCCGTGTTTTAGCACATAATCAATGTCCGAAATCTCCAATGAATCTTGAATCCATTTAATCGCATCGGGTGTTCTTTTGAGGGTAAGTCCATCCATCGTTAGGTTAAAGTAATTTTATGAAACTGAGAAAGTGATATATACGTTTTTGAATTTGTTTTTTCCTACTATTGATTTTGGCGTTACAGGTATTTTTTCACCTGTTTCATCTGAAATGATTTTGTCAGGGAACGTCAACTCCCCTTTTACTTGTGTGAGTGTGTTGTTTTTATCAACCCCACGATTAACAATTTCTTCAATGCTGATTTTTGGGTTAAGGTCTGTGATGTCAACTTTGAAAATCTTTTTTGAAAAATCGTAATTGGGTGAGTAATCAAAATATGTCTTAATCACATTCATCCCAATCGCTGCTCTTATGTCTGTTGTGACAAATTCCTCAAATTCTCGTAAAGCATTACACATAGCAACTCTGCCCCTTTTTTCGTTTCCATCTTCATCAATCAGAATGAACTTGAACTTGTCGTATTCCTTTTGTTGTATAATCTCACAAATATCAATAAGGGCTGTGCGACCTTCTTTGTCCTTAAAGTAGCCCATCTCTGTCAATAGTTTGAATATGTCCGAATCTCTTTTACTTGCGTTATCTATGTTCTTTTGAATATCTGAATATCTTTTGAATAGTTGCGTTCCATCGGGCTTAGTCCATTTTGACAAATCCATTGTTTTAAGAAAGTCACCTTTTGGAAAAAGTTTTTGTAGCAACACAGCGTAAATTCTCGGAATTGGTCTGCCCTCGTATTTGTAAGTATTAGCGGCTGCTTTCTTTGCCGCCTTTGAACGTTTCTCAAACTGCTCGGCTTGGATTTTTTGACCTTCTGCCGATTTGAGCCGTTTGCCCTTTAAGTAATAGTAAAGAACATTGTTTTTGGCAACCTTTATCTTCAGTTGGTTATTTTTCCTTTTTGCCATTGGTTTGAATTTGCACTACACTAAAAAGAAAGGGGTAGCGTTTTACCGCCACCCCAATTTTTTAACCTAACAA